TACTAGACCAGTACAGGTTGATTTAATACTCACGAGAACACGATAATGGCACATTATACGAATAGGAAAATACAAACATCAGACTTAGATTTTGATGCAATAAAAGCAAATATCAAATCATATCTAGAAGGACAAGATACATTCAGGGATTATGATTTTGAAGGATCTAGCATGTCTATCTTGCTTGATATACTTGCTTATAACACCCATTACAATGCTCTATATACTAATTTGGCGGTTAATGAATCATTTTTAGATTCAGCCAGCAAGCGATCAAGCGTCGTTTCAAGAGCAAAAGAAATTGGGTACATTCCTCATTCAGCAACTGGTGCTGTTGCAAAAGTTAATATTGTTGTTTCAAATACAACATCAACACCTGCATCATTAACTATCCCAGCAAATCAGCCATTCTCTGCAACAGTTGATGGGTCAACTTATAACTTTTATAATACTGAAGCTGCTGTTGCAACATTGTCAGGATCTACGTATACATTTTCTGATATTGAAATTAAAGAAGGTACACCATTAGAATTTAAATATACTGTTGCAGACGGTGTAAGATATTTAATACCAAATCAAGATGTAGACTTAAGTACAGTAAAAGTAAGAGTACAAGAAAATGCATCAAGTGGTACATTTGAAACATTCGTACGACAAGACGAATTATTAGATTTAGACGGTACATCAAAAGTATTTTTTGTAAAAGAAATAGAAGGTGAATTATACGAATTAGAATTTGGTAATAATACAATTGGTAAAGAATTAGCAAATGGTAATGTTGTAACAATAACATATATGACTACAAATAAAACAGAAGCAAATGGTGCTAGAGTATTTTCATACCAAGGTGCTACACTTCTTGGAGGTAATACTGCTGTAACAACAACATTAGCGGCAACCGGTGGTACAGATGTTGAAGATATTGAGTCAATAAGATATAATGCACCAAGATATTACACTGCACAAAATCGAGCTGTTACAACAGAAGACTATAAGGCCACAATCTATAGAGCATACCCTGATGCGCAAACGATTAATGTATGGGGTGGTGAAGATAACATTCCTGCACAATATGGTAAAGTATTTTTATCAATTAAACCAGAAACAACAAATGCTTTAACTGCAGCTCAAAAAGACCTAATCATTACAGAAATATTAAAGAATAAAAACGTTGTATCTATTACACCAGAAATTGTTGATCCAGAATATATTAATTTAGAAGTAACAACAACAGTTTATTATAATCCTAATCTTACAACACGTGCATTAAGTGATATTAAAGATCTTGTCATACAAACAATTAAAGATTATAATGATGATCATTTAGAATCATTTACCGGAATATTTAAATATTCTAATCTATCACGTAATATTGATGCTACCGAAGATTCTATATTAAGTAATATTACAACAATTAAATTACATAGAGAAATTGATGTAAGATATAATAGTAATACAACATACGAAATCAACCTTGGCAACCCGATCTACCATAGTGGCGTTCCAGAACAATCAGTATCCTCTCATGGATTTATGATTGCTGGTTATGACCAAATGATGTATCTTGAAGACTTCCCAAATTCAGATAATCAAACTGGTTATTTAAAAATGTATTATATTGAAAATGATATTAAAAACTATATTCGTAATTTTGGTGAAATTGACTATGATACAGGTTATATTAAAATGAATGAAATAGAAATTACTGGCATTGATACAGCAGCTAGCCCAGCATTTGAATTAATTATTAAACCACAATCAAATGATGTTGCTTCAATACGTAATCAATTAGTACAGATTCCTGATAATAACATATTTGTTAATGTTATTGCTGATAAAGTGGCTCAAGGAGATCAAGCAGGTAATTCTAACTACGTATTTACATCAAGCAGAAATTAATAGATGAGTGATATTAAATTAAAAAGTGTTGTATCTAATCAGGTACCAGAGTTTGTACGATCAGACTACCCAATATTTGTAGAGTTCTTAAAAGGATACTATGAATGGTTAGATCAACATGAACGCCGTGATTTATTAAAACTAAGAGATATTGATAATACACTTGATGAATATGTAGAATATTTTAGACGTGAACTTGATATACTTGGTGGCACAGATTACCCGTACATTGATAAAAAATTATTTTTAAGAAAGATTAAACCTTTATTTAAATCAAAAGGTACAGAATCTTCTTATAAGTTTTTATTTAAAATTCTATATAATAAAGTTGCAGATATTTCATATCCTTGGGATACTGTACTTAAGGCATCAGACGGTCGTTGGAACCAAGAGATGTCAATGTTTATTGACATTACTGCCGGTAATGCAAACTTATTACCAGGAAATAGAATTGTTGTTTCTGGAACAAATGTATCTATTAATGTTTTTGTTACGCGTGTTAAACATATACAAGATAATATATACGAAGTATTTATAGATAAAAACTTCTTCGGTACAATTGAAACTAATTATACAATCAATTTTAATGGCATTACTGGTAATATTATACCAACATCCACTAAGGCAACAATTGTAAGACCTGGTGAAGGATTTAAAATTGGTGATTTGATTGAAGGTACTACTATTTCTGGTGGTACAACAATTACACAATTATTAAAAGTAACAAGTGTTAATTCAACGGGCGGTATTACTGGTGTTGTTAATATTCGGTTTGGTGCCGGTTATGAAAATGATTTTTTCTTACTTACATCAAAAACAAGAATTAGTACTACTGGTTCAAGCTTTACTTTAGATAAAGGTGTTACAAGGCAATATTCATTACCTGATGATTCACAAATTGAAAATTACCAAGAATACGGATATGCATTAAGTCCTAATTATGCTGTAACTTCTTATGGTGAACCAACATATGTAGGTACAATTATACAACAGTTTTTTGAAGAAACTGGAATAGGTGAATCAGAAGAAACTAACTTTGCATTAATAAGATTTGATATTGGTGCTGTAGCAAAATATCAAGGGTATTATTCAACAAATGATAGTTTCCTTGACGATGATATGTTTATACAAGATAGTTATTATTATCAAAAATATTCATATCTTATTACAGTTGATGAAAAACTAGAAAAATATAAATCAATTGCTAAATCATATTTACATCCTGCTGGTACAGCATTATTTGGTGAGTATCAAATTCAAAATAATTTTGTAGCTGGAATTGAAGGAAGTATTGAACTTGCAGAATGGGTATCTAAGGCTACATTTACTTTAATAAATACTACTATACCAACAGATTACACATATGCTACTGATCAGGGTGGTTTAATTAAAGTTGAACCTTATGATTTAGAATTCTATGTAATACCTGAAGAAGACTATAACCCACCAGGTATGTTAACATTCTTTGGTGATGGTAGAAATGTACTAAGTTCACCTGTGGTAACTGTTGATGATGGTGATTTTACAGGAGTACTTGGTGATGAGCCTGGTGAAGGTGTAGGTATTACATCTGATGAACAAGATATTGATTTAAATACCTTATCACTAAATGGTGGAACAGTTGATATGAATATATTATCAATACCAACAATTGATGTAGAAAACGATATAGGAACGGATGACCTTTTAGGTCTATAACTTAGGAGTAAACATGTTAAAAGACAGTATTAAATTGACAGGGCGTTTGTCAATTAAAAAATACGATAAAGATGGTAAGGAAAACTATAGTAAAGAAGTTCCTAACCTCGTCGTAACGTCAGGAAAGGAATTCATTGCACAAAGATTATGTAATAATGATTTTGATGTAATGAGTCATATGGCTGTTGGTGATGATTCATCGACTGCTGCTGTTGCACAAACAGCATTACAAAACGAATTAGCTCGTGTTGCAGTATCAAGCGCAACACCATCTGGTGTATCAGCAACATTTAATGCAACATTTGGAGCAGGTACAGGAACTGGTGCTCTTGTTGAAGCAGGTATCTTTAATGCAGCTTCCTCATCAGTTTTATCATTTGATGGTGATAACGATGTTGATGATGCGAGTGATAATATAACAATTAGTTCACATGGATTTACAACTGCAGATAAAGTAACATATACAGATGGTGGTAATGTTGCAATTACAGGTTTATCTGACGGTGGTACATATTATGTAATTGTTATTGATCCAAACACAATTCAACTTGCAACATCAGAATCAAATGCAAATGCTGGAACTCAAATAAATATAACAGGCACATCAGGTACAGGTCATAAATTAACTGCCGGTACTATGTTATGTAGAACAACATTCCCTGTTATTAATAAATCAGCCACTGAAACAGTCGCAATTTCTTGGGTGATCACTGTAGGATAATTAAATGGCTTCATCATATTCAATATTTAAAGCAAAGTTTAAGAAAACAATTGCTGATGCTATATATCAGGAAGTAACGTCTAGAACAGCACGTTACTATCATTGGTTTGGTAAGGAAAACTCATGGCAAGATTTCTTGTCACCATTTATTCCTGCTAACCCAACAACTGATGCTCCTGGTGAACCATCAGACAATTTTAGATATGATCTTCACGTTCGTCGTGATATCTTAACTGCTAAACTTGTTAAACCATCTGATGTATCATACGTTGTAAGACGTATTGATTGGATGTCAGGTGAAGTGTATGATGACTATGATGATGCATATGATAAAACTACTGGGTTTGGATTCGGTCCTGCTTACTCCGGGGCTACACGCCTAGAAGATTCAAACTTCTATGTCCTTACAACTCAATATAACGTATATAAATGTATCTGGAATAATGGTAATCAACCATCAACAATTATGCCAACCGGTACAACACCTGATGTATTTGAAACTGGTGATGGGTATAAATGGAAATTCATGTATACGATTCCTGTTTCATTAAGAAATAGATTCTTATCATCAGAATATATGCCTGTATCTAATGCACTTAAAGCAAATTTCTACAGCTCAGGGGAAATTAATAATATTTCTATTGAAGATGGTGGTGGGGGTTATGATCCTGCAACAACTACTGCTGTAGTTACAGGTGACGGTTATTTAGAAGATAATCCATATGCTATACAAGAAATTCAAATTACAAATGGTGGGGAAGGCTTTACATCAATACCTTCTATAACTATGTCAGAACCATTTGAAGAATATTTTACATTTACTTCTAGTATGGATGTTACTGTTGGATCATATATTAAACATACAGATCCAGCAACATTAGATCAAAACTATTATTATGTAGTATCTGGTACACAGGTTGGTGCTACTGGTCCAACACATACATCTGGAATTGTTACAAATGGTGCTGCTCAATTAAAATTTGCTGGTCAAAGAGCTAAAGCTTCAGCTGCATTATCTGGTGGATCTATTAATGCAGTAACACTTGATGATGCAGGTTTTGGATATGAAGATCAACCAACAGCAACAGCCGACGATCCTGTAACTAAAGATGCAGATTGGGAAGTTGCTGCTTCATTAATACAAGGTGATATTGTTTATTATGATGGTAATTATTATACAGTAACAACAGCAGGAACAGCAGGAACCAGCGGCCCTACTCATACAACTGGTACTGAAACAAACGGCACAGCAGAATTAGAATATCTTGCAAAGAACGCCGTATTATTACCTATTACAGAAAAAACAAATGCAACAATTGATTTAATTATTTCTCCAGGTATTGATTCAGTATTTAGAGCAATTGTTTCAAATCCTATTCCTAAATATACAGAAGTTCCACTTGTTACAATTGCTGCTCCTGCATCAGGTACACAAGCAACAGCAACCGCTTCTATATTAGACGGTAGAGTCTCTTTAATTAACCTTACAGATCCAGGAGATGGATATACTGCTGCTCCTACAATTACAATCGGCGCACCAGCAAAAACATTTAATGCTCTTAATGACATTGCAACAAATCAAATTACATATAACGATCACTTATTAGAAACTGGTGATGAAGTTACATATAGTAATGGCGGCGGTACGGATATAACTGGCTTAACTAATGGCAATCAATATTATGTTATTAATGTAGATGATAATACTATAAAATTAGCTGGTTCACTTATAGATGCTGAAGCTGGTACTGCAATATTAATATCAACAGGTTTAGATGAAGAGCATAGTATAACATTAACTGCTGGTGCAACAGCTGTTGCAACTCTTGGTACTGGTGGAGAAATTGTAGGTTATACAATTACAGACGCTGGTTATGGTTATACAAATGCTAATATTGAAGTTGTTGATTCATCAGGAAATGGTGAAGGAGCAGTATTAGTTGCAGACTTTACTCAAGGTAATGTTGATACACTACAATCAAATGTAGAATTGCTTGCAGTTCCTGGTGCTATCTATACTGTAAAAGTTGTGGATGGTGGTACTGGTTATTCAGCTGCAACGGTTAACATCTTAGGTGATGGCGAAGGAGCAGAAGCTGTTGCTACAGTTAATAATGGTGAAGTAACACATATTGAAATGACTAATCCTGGTCGTGGATATACATGGACAGAAATTGAAATTACAGGTAACACTGGTGCTAGTGGTGCAGTTGCAAGAGCAATTATGACTCCTTTAGGTGGTCATGGTTCAAATGCAATTGATGAACTGAATGCAAATGCTATTGTTTTCTATACATCAATATCACGAGATAAAAACCAAGGTTTAGAGATTACAAACGATTATCGTAAAGTTGGGTTAGTGCGTAACTTTAAACAGTTTGGATCTAATAGAAGATTTACTGAAGATGTTGGTTCTGGATGTGTATTAATTACTGGTCAATTTAATCCTGCATTATTAGAACCTGATATGTTATTAACAAAAGATACATATAAAAAATATCGTATTGTAGAATTTACTGACACACAAATCTTATTATCAGTGTTTAATAACTTTACAATTGAAGTTGGTGATGTATTAACAACTGATCCAACAAATGCTGGTCGTGTAGAAAATCCACCTATTGCTGCATCTAATATCACTGTAGAATCTGTTACAGAAAGAACGATTGATCAGTTCTCTGGTGACTTCTTATTCTTTAGTGTGAGAGAATCTTATGCTCCTACTTCAGATCAGATCATAACAGTTAGAACAATTGTGGAAATTTAATATAAATAATATTAACGAATATAAAAGAGTTTAACTATGGCAATTAATTTTAATACAAACCCTTACTATGATGATTTTGATGAAACCAAACAGTTTCATAGGATCCTATTTAGACCAGGTTATGCTGTTCAAGCAAGAGAACTTACTCAACTACAAACACAATTACAAGATCAAATTAATAAGTTTGGTAAACATGTATTTGTAAACGGTTCTATTGTACTTGGTGGCGGTCGAACATTTGAAAAAGACTTAACATCAATTAAGGTTGATACAAACTTTAGTGGCCAAACTGTTAATCCAGTAAACTTTGCTGATAAAGTTATTATAGGACAGACATCTGGAGCAGAAGCTACTATTAAACAAGCCATAGGTTTAACAGAATCTGACCCAATTACATTTATTGTAAAACCAATTGCTGGTAATTCTTTCCAAGCAGGTGAAACAGTTCAAACTGCTGATGGTACATATTCAGCAACAGTACAACTTTCAGGAAGTAATCCAATTAATGATGCAATGCTTTTTTCTGTTGATGAAGGTATATTCTTTGTTGATGGTAAATTTGTGTTTGCTGAAGCTCAAACTATTGCGGTTGACAAATATACAAATACATCATCTAAAAATATTGGATTTACAGTTGTAGAAACAATTGTTGATAGTGACGGTGATGAATCATTACTTGACAGAGCGCAAGGTTCTCCAAACTATGCAGCTCCTGGTGCTGATCGCTACAAAGTAGATTTAACACTTACAACAAAAAATATTGGTACAGACCAAGATAACTTTATTGAAATTGCTCGTGTTGTTGACGGCGAACTTGTTGTTAATAAATCAAAAACAGTTTATTCAGAAATTGGTAATGAACTTGCAAGAAGAACATTTGATGAATCTGGCGACTATACAGTTAAAAGATTCCCAATTCAAGTTTTAGATCATCAAGATGCAGTTCCAGATCCAAACAAATTTACTGTTGCATTAGATCCAGGTAAAGCATATGTTAAGGGTTATGAATTTGAATCAATCAACCAAGAATTCTTAGAATTAGATCGTGCTAGAGAGTTTGATCAAGCAGAAAGTTTAGATGTATCAACATCGTATGGTAATTATATCTATGTAGACACTCTTCTTGGTGATCCTGCTGATAGTGCTCCGATTACAAACGTTGTACCAAA